CGTCAAGAGACGCGGCTACCGGCTCGATCCACCACTCATTGATGTCGTTGCCGATCGCGGACCCGGTGGCAACCTTGGCCTGGAAGATCGACGCGGTGGACTCGCCAACCACGTCCGCAATCGAGGCCTTTAGTGCCTCACTGTCGGCGATCGCAGCGATGCCTTCGGGGGTGTTGGGGATGGCGGCGTCCGCCTTGGCGAGCGCCTGATCCGCGGCGGTGTTGATCTGCTCGATGCCCGCGATGAGCTTGGTGTCGTACGGCTTCTCGCCGCGGGTGGGCCAGTTGATGTTGGGCACGGGTTACCAGCCAAATCCGGTGGGCTCCGGCTGGGGCGCCGGAGGGGTGGGCAGGGTAGGTGTGTGCGGTCGCGGCGTCGCCTCCGGCCAGATTCCGGCGGTGTGGTTGCCGTGGAACGGGACGATCTGGAAGAAGTCGTTGCCCTGCTCGGCGAGGTCGGCCTGCTCGAAGAAGTAGCGGGCGATGGCGAGCAGGTCGGAGGAGCGGCTCTTGGTGTCGAGCTGGAGGTCGTCGGTGCGGATGCTGCGGCCCTGCTGGGCGTACTGCGCGGCGAGCTGGACGTAGAGGGAGCCGGCGGCGCGGTTGAGGTCGTCACCGGCCTGGAGGAGCGCTACAGCGAGGGAGTCATCGCTCCAGACGGCGTAGCTGGCGTAGCCGGGCTCCGCGGGCTCGAGCGGGGTGCTGGCGACGTCGCCGACGATGAGCCTCAGCTGGCCCGTGACGCTGGAGGCGTCGATGGGGGAGACTCCGCGGTTGACCATGCTTCCCATTCTCCCAGCAAATTAGCCCACAAAACTGGACAGCCCCCGCCCGGAGAGTTCCACGGACGGGGGCTTGGTCGTGCAGTCGTTACGGCGCGATGACACCTGCGCTGCGCAGCTTCGCCAGCAGCGCGTTGAAGTCGGTGACCAGGCCAGCGACATCGGTTGCGGTGCTGTTGGCCTGCGCCGCGGCGCGGACCACGCCACCACGGACGCTCGCGGTGGGCGCGGGGAGCGCTCCGCCGGGGATGCCGCCGACGACCACGAAGGGCTGCGGGTCGACGGAGGGGGTCGGGTTCGCACCTGCGGTGAGGGCGATGGGCTTGGGCGATGCCATGTTCTTTCCTTCTGCCAGGAGAGCCCGCCCCGCGCGGGGCGAAGCGGGCTCTCAGTTAGCGGACTATCAGGCGTTGCCGTCGCCCTCGGAGTGGACGATGAAGGTGTCCGGAAACCAATTCGCGCCACCGACGACGTAGCGGAAGCGGAACGCTGCCGTGTCCGTCTCGAAGCTGTAGCCACCCTCGCGGGCGCGCAGCTCCGGCGTCGCGTAGCCGCGCAGGCGCAGCAGCTCGAGCACGGGGCGGCGGACCGAACCGGGCGCCGGGAGGAGGTACCAGTTGGTGCCGGTCACGAAGGGCGACTCGACGATCTCGATGCCGGCGAGGGCCGACTGGTCGCCGACGCCGTACGTGATCGCGCCGTCCTGGATGGAGATGATCGTCAGGCGCAGCTGGTAGTCGATGAAGTCCTTGGTGCCGGTGGGCACCACCACGACGAAGCGCGACGCGCGGCCAATCTTCTTGCCGTTGACCTCACGGATGCTGTACTCGCGGATCGCCTGCCAGATCGCGGCGGGGCTCAGCGGCGCGTTGATCGGGACGACGGTGCCGTCGGGCAGCGTGCCACCGTCCAGCTCCGAGGCGGCCCCGGTGCCGTTGATGAGCGCCTCGAAGACCTCGGCCTCTTCCGTGTCCACCGCGACGCCCAGCATCTCCTGCGGGATGCCGGAGATGAACCCGGCGGTGTCGTTGACGCTGGTCTCCCAGGTGTAGTCCGTACGGAAACCGCGCTTGGCGAGCTTCGAGTACGCCGACTCCTGGCCGGTGATCGTGACGTGCGGGTACGGCGTCGCCTCGGGAACGGTCGCCGCGGCGCCGTTCGCCTCGATGCCTGCACCCTCCAGGTCGCCGAACATGCTGTAGAGCACGGCCGGGCGGAAGTCGGGAACCTCGCGCACGGTGGCGATCTTCGACCAGACGCGCTCGGCCTCGTCGAACTGGGGGATGAAGTTGAGGTTGATGAGCTGCGCCAGCGACGGAGCGATGTCGCTCGTCGTGGTGATCGCCTCCGAGCGGCGGGTCAGGCGAGTCCGCAGGCGGGCGTCCGCCTCCAGGTCTCCTGCCAGCGCCGACTCGACGAGCGAGCGAACCTCGCGGACGGACTCAGCCGTGACACCGGCCTGCGGGCGCAGGCGGCCGTCCAGCGTGAGCTTGTTCTTGTACTCGACCATGTTGGATCAAGCTCCGATCTTGACGGGCAGCTTGCCTGCCACCTTGTTGTAGCCCTTGGGGTAGTTCACGCGCCCGAAAGCGGTGTTGCCCGAGGAGGCGAGGGTGAGGGCTCCGGCCGACGTGATGAAGACCGGGGTGCCCTGGGCGGTGCTCGTCGGAACGGGCGTGGTGCCCGAGGAGACGACGCCGGTGAACTCGAACGTGCCGGTCGTGGCGACCGAGACCTCGAGCGCATCCAGGCCCACGCCGCCGGCGGGGATGCCGGAGATCGTGTACGGGCCGGAGGTGACGCTCTTGGTGGAGCCACCCGACGCGGTGAGCGCGACGCCCGCCTTGCCGTTGTTGACCAGCGGCGTGCCCGAGGCGACTTCGGCCGCGACGGGCCAGACCTCACGCAGGCTCTCGATGTCGCTGAAGACGACGTTGTTGGCCATTAGCGGCCACCTCCCAGCTGAGTGACGGTGAAGTCATCGCCGGAGGTGCCGGCGGCGGCTTCGATGATGTAGCCGGGCGCCTTGGCGGCGACGGCGGTCTTGGCCTCGTTGACGACCTTCTTCGCGTTCTCGATCAGGGGGGCGATGTCCTTGCCTGCCTTGGCGGCGGCGAGGATCTCGCTCTCCTGCGAGGGGAGCAGCTCAGCATCGGCGACGGCCTGGGCCGCAGCGGAGTACGACTCGAGAGCCGCATCCTTCTCCTGCTCGGCAGCTTCGGCCTTGGCCTCGGCTGCGGCCACAGCGGCGTCCGCTGCAACCTTCTGCTCGGCGACGAAGGTGACCACGGGCTCAAGGGTCTTGGTGAGGGCCTCGATGGCCTTCAGAACCTCGTCCATGCTTCCTTCTTCCTGTTCTCCGGGCGCCGAGGCGGCACCAGGCTTTTCCCCGTCGGGCAGCCCGAGGGAAGATTCGATCGCGCGCAGCGACTCGCTTGCGCGCTCAAAGCGTCCGCCGCGACCGGCGGCGACAACGGCGTCGACTGACCGGTAAGGGTCGGTGGCGTCGAACTCCTGCACGCTCACGCGCCCGTCCTCCAGGACGTCGCCCGCGGCTCCGCAGAAGATGGAGAGGCCGATGATGTCGCCGAACTCCTCGAAGAGGGAGGCGTATTCGGTGCGGGGCTTGTAGGTGCCAACGAGGGCGACCTTGCCTTTCCGCTCCTCGACGCGGACGTTGGAGATGCGCCCAGCGATGTTGTTGAGATCGCGCTCGTGGGGCTTGCTGGGGTCGATCGGGTGGTTGATGAAGCTGGGCACGCCCTCGAAGACGTGCGCACTGTTCTTGAGCAGTTCGGCGGAGTAGATCCCGGTGCTGCCGCGGCCTTCGTCGATGAGGACGACCGGGTAGGTGCCATCGGACCTCTTGGGCGCAAGCGTCGCCGCTTCCTGCACGAAGATCCCGCGGACTGTCATGAGTCTGAGTTTAGTGGACTAATTTGCGTTCAATTCAGGTCAGGGTGTCGTCGCGAGTATCACGCGGCGCACCGCCGCCGTCGCCAGATGCGCGCCCCTGCGTCGGTGAGGCCGCGGAGCCGGTGGGAGCGCCGTCCTTGTCGATGTCCCTGCGGGCCAGCGAGTCGCGGTTGTTCGGGATGAGCAGGCCGTCCGGTGTGGAACCGAGGTCGGGGACGCCGAGCACGAGAGCTGCCAGCTCCTTGTACTTCTCGTCGGAGATGACGCCCTGCAGCCAGGGGAGGGTGACCGTCTGGAGGCGGCGGTACATCTCGGTGCCGTCGTCGTAGGGGTGGAAGTACGCTTTGGGCTTCTCGGCGCCCATCCACCGGAGGACGCGCTCGTCCAGGTCGACGTGCTCGTCTCGCCGAGTCATCATGGTCAGGCGTCCAGGCTCGTCGAGGCTCGCTGCGCTGCCATAGGAGGAACCTGCGTCGCCAGGGTTGCTGGTCAGGTGGATGTTGCTGACGTCCAGCGAGGAGGCGACCAGGGCGACCACTTCGCGGATCGAGGAGAAGTCGTAGCCCTTGCCCGCCGAGGAGAGGACGGACAGGTCTGTGCCCGCGCCCATGACGGCGGTGCCGCCGGCGCCCTGCGGTGAGGCGAACTGGAGGGCGGCGTTCTGCGCGCCGCGCTGTGTGGCGGCGTTGACCTTGAACGCGAGCGTTGCCATTGCCTCGGAGACGTCCACCCCGTCCAGGAACAGGCCCTTGGCGATCTGGTCCCAGATCCAGGCGGCGAGGGCGTCCGGCATGCCGAGCGCCCAGCCCTCGAAACTGTTGGCGTGCATGTCGAACGCCGTCATCGTGGTGTCGACCTCTTCGGGCTCGGTGCTAGACGTGCCGTACTGGATGGTCGCGACTTCCTGGTCCTTGAAGTCGTCAACGAAGTACCAGCGCGTGCGAGTCTCGTGCTCGCCGTTGACCTTGCGGTGCTGCCAGGTGCGGCGGTACGCCCAGATGACGCCAGGGAAGTCAGGGTCGGAGAGGAAGCCTGTGATCTGCTCGAGAGGGACGGCGTACAGGCGCTTGGTCACGTCGTCGCCGAGCCAGAGGGCGATGCCATCCGCGTAGAGGCACAACTCGCGGCGTCGGCGGGCCTGCTTACTGAAGAATGTGCGCTGGTTGAGCGCGTCGTTGATCTTCTCCTGGACCTTCGGGCCGCGGCCTCGCGTTTCGGTGGGCACCCCGCTGTACTGGATGCCGCCCTTCCAGACGAAGCTGTGGCGGAGGCTGAAGCCGCGCTTGATGCGCGGGGACGCCACCGACTCCCGCAAGCGCGCGGACCACTTCTTCAGGTCTTCCAGAGTGAGGCCG